AGTAAGTAAACAGCACCATAATCACCAGCACCTAAATACTTACCACCTTTGTCTTTTATCTTGTCTATGATCGCATTGTATTCTGGATCATATCCGATAGGACCTTCTAGTATGATTCTTGAGAGTTTCATTATCGACCTTGACCTCTGTACTTTTTTGGTTTTTCTTCTTTTGGGCCGTAACTCTTTTTAGGTTTACCTTGACTTCTTTTACCGAAGCTAACTTTTTGAGAACTGCCTGCTGATTTTGCTTTAGCCATTTTGTTTAATAATCTTTAAGGTTAATGTGCCGGTCCCTCTAATTACTCTGTGGTAGGTTCCTGCTTTAATAAATAGCTTTTGTAGAGGAATAGGGACTTCGTTATCGTACTGAAATCTCCAATCAGTTTCACCAATTGGTTCTATCCACCGATCTTCTTGATCTCTATGCCATACGAATTCGTCTACAGGAGTTTTAGAATCAAACGTCCTAATGTAATAACCTTCTTTTATTTCTTCTTCAAATGGAAGCATACTAAGTCTTCTTTTTGTAGTTGCCTTTCTTCTGTTGCTGCTTAACAGTGGCTTTAGCTATCTTTTTACGACTAGCTTCTTTCTTTTCTCTATTAGTCATTCTTAATAATTAATTCTCCTAATACTTCTAAACGACCAACTTCTCTTTGGAAAGAGGTTTGATCCATATCAAGAGATATTTTCTTTAAAGTTTCTGTGAATTCTTTTTTAGCAGCTTCAAAATCAAAACTACCTTTACTAGCTTTTTCGTAGTAAGGAAGTTTTACTTTAAAATGGTGGTAAGTTAACATAGAAGGGCCGCCTTTTTCTTTAGCATTATTAGCTATTTTTTCGGCGCCTTTCATTCGAGTTTCTGCAAACTCATCAAATGCTTTTCCTTCTATTAGTATATCTGTAAGTTTCATATTATTGAGATACTGCAACGGTCATTTCTACTTCGTAGCCGTTAGCTGTTTGAAAAGTCTTTTCACTCTTAATTTCAATACCGCCTTTTAAAGTCTGTACTTTCATCTTCTGCATTAAATCAGCAGTTGCTTTCATCCTTGCCATTTGTTTAGCAATACGATGTTCAGAAGATTTACCTATGCCGAAGCCGGTCATAGTTGTGTCTTTTTGTTGAGTAGTTTGAGAGATTGGTGTAGGTTCTTTTTGTTGAGCTTTACCCATATTAGGTGCTCCTAAAGTTGCTAATCCAATACCGGCTGCTGTGAATAGTTGCTTAGCTGATATTTCATCTATCGGTTCTTCCTGTTCCTCTTCATCAGGTGTCCAGCGATTCCCAGTTTCCTTAGTTGATTTATCTAAAATCTTATTAACTGCTTTTTGTAATTTTTGATCAGAGTCTTTTTCGTTAAAAAAATATTGATCATTTAAGCCATCACTTAGGTAAACATCTCCTAATAGGTTAACACTAAAGTATGAACCACCTAGTGAATTACCGTCAAATAATAATTCGAATCTAGAATCTGTTGTTGTATCTGGTTTTATCGATACTGTGTTTTTCCTGTAGTAGTTATTGTAAGCATTAGCTAATCTCTGTGCTATTGATTCAATTCTAGTATCTTCTAAAAGTATACGTAAGAGTTTCATAGACTACCAGTATCCGGAGAAGTTAGAACTTCCTCCTAATGATTTCCAATATCGGCCAATGTTACAAGACCAGTAACCTGCTTTGGTTCTGTCTTTCTTCTGTGCACATTTATGACGAGCTGCAAAAGATGCTCTTGCACCTTGTTGTTTAAATTTAACTGAAAGTCCAGTATCGCCGAATGATACTTTCTTTACATTTCCTGTTTTAGGATTCTTAACATAAACGTAGAATTTTTTACTTCCTCCACGCTTAGGTTTATTTAATTGAACTTTCTTTCCTTTATATTCTGTCTCTTGTATAAAATCAACAGAAGCTTTTAGTATTTCAAATCCGTTATAGTCAAAGTTATCGTTATGGTGTTTAACTGCTTTTCTAAACTTATCCATATCAATCTTAGCACCAATAGACTCTACTGCTTCTTTTACTGCTTCGAAATCAATCATCTCATCTATTCCGCTAGCTTCATCAATCTTAGTTTCATCTTCGATCATCTCATCAATCCAGCATCCGATTTCAAATAAAGGATTATAGCTAGGAGACACCATTGGTAAATCTAAAGGTACAACCATTCCGTTGTAGTCTCCGTGAGTTCCAATATCTGTGTTTCTAATTAGATCTTCGTCTTCTTCATTTAATTCTACATCTCCATTCTCGTAAGCTTCTCTAGCTTCTGTGAATAGTTTTACAAATGCTTCAGAAGAATAACGGTATACATTTTCATGAAGAGTTAAACCGTTATCGATATGATACTGTAAGCTTGGTAACCCTACTATTTCTCGTAGTTTAATCATCTGTATCAGGTGTTATAAAGTCTTTTCTATAAAATTTTCCGAGTACATTATCGTTAATATAGTTGTTTCTATATTCAAGTACCTCTTTAATAAATAGGTATTTAGTCTCATAATATGTAAGAAGTTTTTTAGACTTAACAAAACACAAGATCTGCTTACTAAATTCTTCTTGTTTACCTTCTTTTATTAGAGTAACTATTTCTGCATGAGAACCATAATATGTATTCCAATCTGATTCTTTTACAACCTTTCGCTTTCTTTTTTGACCAGCTAATGGCGGTAAAGTTCTGTTAAAATATAGTACTTTCTTTCCTATATATTTTCTCCCTGTCGGAGTATGTGTTACTTCGTAAATAAAGCCGAATGTACCCTCAGGCATGTCACTTATTTCATTGACAATTCGGCCATCGTAGATCCATGACGGCATAGTAATTCCCATTTTAGTATAGATTAAGTTACGAAATTTAAGTACGAATAACAACTGATCCGGAAAAACTTCCGGCGAATGTTATCTTTAGAGTATTAGCTCCTGTACTTCTAATACCGGCTGGTATTACTGTATCGTAGATTCCAGGTGCAACGTATTGATAGGCTTGTACGGTTGGGAATCTACTATTTAAACTATGTGTTACTTCTAATAATGTTATATCTTCTCCTATTGCATGAGCGAAATAAGATCCAGAGAATCCAGATAATTGAGCGGAACTAGAAACAGTACCGTTAGGTAGTGCTGCTACTACACCGTTTATAAATTGATTATCTCCTACATTTAACGTAATTGTTCTAGATGTAGTTAAATCTCCTCCTCCGATTATACCGCCAATACCTGAAAATGTTACACCGCTATGGTCTATATGTCGGTTGCTTGAATAATTTGTAGTTGCGTTATGGTCTATTTGAATAGAACCAGATATGAGTGTTGGTTTATTCTTTACATTAGTAAACTCTACATACGACGCTGTAGTTATTCCTGTTAAGCCAGATCCGTTTCCGTAAAAAGATCCTGAGAATCCTCTAGATGCGGAGATAGATCCGTCAGGTAAGTATACTGAACCTGTAAGTAAAGAATATAATTGAGGCATATTAGCTAATTCTTATCTGAATAAAGTTACCGTTTCTATATAACCCTCCTAATGGTACGCCGTTTAATGCTGCTGCATTATCGTTTGCGTAGTTAAGACTAGATGATACATGGCTTAATACTACAAATCCGTTTCTGATATTTACAGCATTTCCTCCTGGGTTCTGATTTATAAAATCAGCTTCTCCTCTTACGTAAGCTGCTCCTGATATAAATAAAGAACCTGTGAATAAGTGTGTATCGTCTATTGTATTACCAAACTTAGTAGATCCGCTTTGAAATACTACTGAAGATGAAGTAAATGTTGTATGTATTTGCTCAGCCTGTAGAGTACCTTTAACAACTAGCGATCCTGTTATTTCTGTGTTAGCTGCTATTCTAAATTTATCTACTCTATAGTCATATCTCAAATCATTGGATCCCTTATTTACGGATCCACTTCTATATATGATTTGTGTATCATTAGCAATACCACCTACAGGGGCTATGTTAATATTCTGTACATTATTACTACTAGCAGAAGTAAACAATGATATTACCTGACCGCTGAAAGAGGATGAGTAGATAAAGCTCCTGAAGTTATTATCTACTTCTGTATGGGTTAAAGCACCACCCTTTACGCTTCTTAATGTTATTGCCATTTCTATTTATTTTCTAATTGTGCTACTCTATCCTGTAAATTTTGTATCAATACATTTTGAGCTTTCACAGCTTCGAGTAGAACAGCTGTTAATGCATTATAGTCGACACTTAAGTAACCTTCTTCGTCACTATGTACAGCGTCCGGAAGAACTGCTCTCACTTCTTGAGCAATAGTTCCTACACCAGGTAGATCATTCCAGTCATTACGTGTATATGTGTATCCTCCTATCGCATCGATGATTTCTAAGCTACCTTGAATAGGTTGTACATTATCTTTTAATCGTGCGTCAGAGAAGGCTAATATGTTTCTTGAAGCTTGTATTTGACCTATAACATGTAAATCGTATTGAGGATTTTTAGTATTGATACCGAAGCTTCCGGAACTAATATAATGTTGTCTAACGCAGCTAGAATTTACTCTTAAACTTCCTGTTATTTCATGATTACTATTACAATCAACTCCAAATTTAGTATTACCTTTTACTACAAACGGACCTTGTAAAGTTAAACTTCCTGTAATGTTTAAACTACCGGTTACGTCGTGAAAATCATTTGTGGTATCACCCCATTTTGTAGATCCGCTTTCATATACTACTGACGCATTTACAAACTCTGTATGGAATTCTTGAGCTGTAATTCTACCAAATACTACTGCATCTCCTGTTACCGTTAATGAGCCAGTTATGATTGCATTACCGTTGATATCTAATGGAGCATTTATTTTTGATGTAGCAGTTTTTTTAATACCTACATATCCATTAACTGGGTTAAATAAAAAATCTGGTGCTCCTGCTTGTAAGCTTGAACTTGCATACTGTACAGAACCGTTGATAGATCTACTACCTGTTGCATGTAAAGGTATTTGATGGGGAGAAAGATTCCAAGGAATTAAAGTACTACCTGTATAATACAGGGTAGCAAAATTTACAGTTGTTCTTGTTGCGTCTCCGGTTCCCCAAGATTCTTTTGTTAAAGAGCTAGAATAGAAATAGGACCCTAAGTTGGTATCCATTTCTCTGTAGGTTAATGCTTGTCCTTTATTTGCTCTAAATGTTATAGCCATTTTCTTTTATTATTTACATGTCAATTTTTACAACGAAAGTCATATCGTTATATAGTGACTTTCTAGTTGGTTGTGCTAATTTACCTACTGCTATTAACTCGTCTGCATCATTGTATAGACCTACACTTGTGATGTATGGGCTAAATGTACTTCCTGTTACATTAGGTAAAATATCTCCAAATGATCCGGTTAATGCACTCGGGTTATGTGTGAAATTCATTTCGGAATCTCTAACCTTGCAGTACATATTATATGTATAAATAGGGTGGTTAGATTTCCAGTTAAGGTTTGGACTAAGATAAAAACTGTTGTACATATCTACAACTTCTGGATCAGTTAATATAACTTGACCATGACTGTAAATAATATCTCCTACAATTCTTACTGGAGCACATGGTTCCGATCCTGAGCCTGACATAATTAATCTACCTTCTCCGTCATCTACAATTTCAACTCTATGCTGACCGTCTGGTGAATCAATATACTCTCCACCTGCAATTGGTGTTTCTAGTACGTAAGTTCCTTCGTCTAATATGTAGTCACAAGCAATTTTTCTAACAGCACCGAATAAAGTTTCAAAAGTCTGAATGTAGTCATTCTGTCCTATATCATCTGTTACGAATCCATCATCGACGTAGTTATCTTTAGCGCCGTTTGGTTTTAATATAAAAGAGAAAGGTACGATGTTAGTTCCATAAACCTCTTGCGGTATAGTATATACACTAATCTCTTGAACGTTGTGTAGGTCTCTAGACTCACTTAAATGTAAAGTAGTTTCTAGGTAATTATCATAAGAACCGCTAAATGTAGAATTCTGGACTCTACCGCTATAGTATAAATTATGTATACTTTTATAAACTATCTGCTTATGTCTCTCTTGTACCTGTTGAGAGGGTATAGTAGCATATTGGTATAGATCTTCCTCGTTCAAAAAATATTCTGTTGAACCAGAAAGACCTATCATTCTGTCTATAGAGTACTCATTTGTAGACTTAAAACCACGAAGCAAGCTACCGCTTGTATGCCAATGCTTACGAGCGTCGTGTACTGTTACGTAGACATCTTGCCTGTTTAGTTTTTTGTATGTACTCATTCATTAATAGTCAAGCTTGATTCTAACTAGAGCTTCTTTTGTAAAGTCTTTTAACAATGGTCTTGATAATTTAGCTACTGCTAAAAGATCGTTATTATCATTATAAAGACCTACACCTGTAATATAAGATTGAGGAGTGTTAATCATAACATTGTGTCTGATTTCTCCTGAACCTGATAATAAAGATGGGTTAGTAGAGTAGTTAAATTCTGCGTTTCTTGCTCGTACGAATATGAAGTTAGATGAAATTGTTTCTTCAGAGTTGAGTCTAAAATTAGCTCCCTTAGTTAAAGATAAGAATAACTTTCTTAAGTTTAATGCTGATGTATTAGCAGTTCTATTTGTACCTAAAGCAACTCCTCCTCCTCTATTTGCAATACCGTAAGGTAAGTCTAGTGCTTTACCGTTAAGTAGTAATATACCTACATCTGGTAAAAACTTACCATAAGATCCTGATATTGAATATCCGTTAGCGTTAGCCCCTGTGTATACCGTTCCTGCAGAACCAGATACGATTTCAAATACTCGACCAGAATCAGTAAAGGTAGTTGTTGCTACTACTCTACTATTATCTGTTAATTTGATCTCTCTATTACCACTTCCACTTATATGTAATGATAAAGTACCTGGTAATAATTTTTCTTTATATCTTGCTCTATCAACTGCTATTACGTAGAAGTAATCAGATGTTTCTCCTCCAAACGTAAATTCAGATTCTTCATCTCCTAATACTAAGTTTCTATACTGTCCGTATATAGTTGAAGAAGGAGATTTTCCTGCTACACCGGCATTATAACGTAATGTACCGCCTCCGTCTTTATCAGCATAAGCAATTGAGAATTGTACTGCTGCAGTAGCGTCTGTTGATGCAGTGTTGAATACATTGTAGTAATAATCTCCAGAGGTACTTGATACCTGTGTAGAACTTGTATAGAAAGCAGTTAAGTTTATTACGTTGTTAGTCCATAATGGAGCTGTCACCGATTCAGCACTTACTACTATATCTTCTTGGTCAAATCTTTTAAACGACATAATTAGTTAGTTTTTGTAATGGTTACTGGAATTGTTAATCTCGCTCCTGAATCACGACCGATAACTGTTATAGTAGTCTGAAGTGTTAATCTTGTTCCGAATAGAGTGTTTACTGTGGTTGCAGTCAAGTTAATAGATGTTCCGATAACTGTCTTAGAAACGTTAGTTCCTATTGTTGTTCCGGTATTCAATCTAATAGCTTCTTCAGAGTTAATACCTACCCCGTTAAATGAGTTAAGTACTCTAATGTCTGCAATAGTAGCTGTATAACCACCTGCTTCGTAAGTAGTGGTTGCACCTAAGTAGTTTAATGTTTGTGGAGTAATCGCAAGAGAAGCTCCTTGTTTTAAACGTATTGATGAGAATCCTAAATCCAATACTGGAAGTTTTGAAGTACCTCTAGGTAGAGTTGTTAATTTATACTTCATGATCTGATTTTCATCAGGAAAGGCTTCCAATAAAGGCATATTTTCGATAGCTTCTCCGTAATATACAGAACCAGAAGGATGTTGTGGATTATACAGAGTATAATCAATCTCATCGTCAGCAAGAGCAA